AGTTGGCGCGTAATCCGAAGATCGAGAGGGCGGAATCGTGAAGGATTGCATCGAGTGGGAGGGGGCACGGACCAAAGACGGCTATGGCCGGATATCGGGCAGCGTGCTCGCCCATCGCAGGGTGATGGCCGATATTCACGGCGAAGATGCGATCAGGGGCAAGGACGTGATGCATGTCTGCGACAACCCGCCGTGCGTGAATCCTGATCACCTGCGGATCGGGACGCGCGCTGACAACATGCAAGATGCCTCGCGTAAGGGTCGGACGGCGCGTGGTGAGCGGCACGGTCGCCATCGGCTGACAGCAAGCGACGTGTGGCTCGCCCGACGTTGGTATCAAGACGGCGTGATGACGGGGCAACACATCGCTGCCTATCTCGGCATCTCGTTCCAACACGCCTACGCGATTCTCGCGGGCGAGAAATGGGCGGTGTGACATCAAGACGCAGGCGGAACTGCTGCGCTTCTACCACCACGAGTTGAAGCGATCGAAGAACTGGCGCACATCGAAGACGACCAACTACGACAACGCCTGGAAGCGTTACATCGACCTGTATCAAGGCCGATACCTCGACAGCGATCCGTCCACCGACGCGCTCGTCGTCAACATGATCTTCGCCACGATCAACGTGATGGCCCCGGCCGTGGCGATCAACAACCCGCGCTTCGTCGTCAACGCCCGCAACCCCGAGAGTGGCTTCACGGCGATCATCACCGAAGAAGTGCTGAACTGGCTGTGGCGCACCTACGACTACCAGCGTGAGTTCCGTCTGTCGATCCTCGATTGGCTGCTCGTCGGCCACGGCTGGATCAAGACCGGATACCGCTGGACGAAGACGCCGGAAATCAAACCGGCCGACGTCGATCAGCCCCAGGCCGAGACCGAGGCTGGGCCCGAAGAAGGCATCGACGACCGCGAGGACAAAGAGGGCAACGTCGAGTCGGAGATGCTGCAGACCGACGACGACCGCCCGTTCATCGAGCGCATCAGCGTGTTCGACATGTTCGTCGATCCCGACGCTCGCCACCCGAAAGAGATGCGCTGGATCGCGCAGCGGACGTGGCGTCCCGTGCAGGACGTGCAGGTCGACAGCCGCTACTCGGCCTCGGTGCGCAAGCGTGTCGGTGGCTCGTCGTGGTCACGCTGGGACTCCGACAGCAGCGACGCCCGCGACGGTAGCGAGAAGCCCGACCAGGGCGCGATCCGCTTCGCCGAAGTGATCGAGTTCTACGACCTGCGCCGCAACAAGGTCTGCACGTTCGCGCTGACCGGCAGCGACGACGACGACGACCCCGGCTACCTGATCAAGCCCACCAAGATTCCGTACGCGTTCGGGCATCCGTTCGTGATGCTGCGCAACTACGAGATTCCCGATCACTTCTACCCGATGGGCGACGTGTGCCAGATCGAGTCGCTGCAGTTGGAGTTGAACGAGACCCGCACGCAGATGTTCAACTACCGCAAGAAGTTCCGTCGTGCGTGGCTGTACGCCCGCGACCGTTTCGATACGGACGGCATCGAAGCGATGGAGTCCGACCGCGACAACATCATGATCCCCGTCCAGGGCGATACCGACCCCGAGTCGGCGATGCGTCCCGTCCCGGCGATCATCACCCCCGCCGAGTTCTTCGATCAGTCGGCGATGATCAGCAACGACCTCGATCGTGTCTCAGGCGTCAGCGACTACCAGCGCGGTCAGCCGCAGCAGCAGATCAAGCGCACCGCCACCGAGGCAGCGATGATCCAAGACGCCGCCAATGCACGCGCCCAGGACCGGCTCGCCAAGGTGGAAGGCGTCCTGTCCGAAATCGGTGAGCGCATCGTCGGCCTGATGCAGCAGTACACGACCGGCGAACAGGTCGCTCGCATCGTCACGATGCCCGTCAAGGGCTGGGTCAACTTCGATGCTGACCGCCTCAAAGGCGAGTTCGACTTCGAAGTGCAGGGCGGTTCGACCGAGCCTCGCAACGAGACGTTCCGGCGTCAATCGGCGCTGCAGATCGTCGATGTCTCGGCACCGTTCATGCAGGCCGGTGTCGTCAACATGCCCGCGCTCTATTCGGAGTTGCTGCAGAAGGGCTTCGGCATCAAAGACGCCAGCCGCTTCGTGCAGACACCGCCGCCACCGCCACCGCCCGAAGGCGCCGATCAGTCGTTGCAGCAACTCGGTGGTGAGCCGCCTGGCCCACCACCGATGCCGCCTGGACCGCCGCCAGAAATGCAAGGCGCACCGCCGATGCCACCAATGCCGCCAGAGATGATGGCAGCGATGATGGCGCAAGGACAAGGACCGCCGCCAGAAGAAATGATGGCCGGTGGTGGACCGCCAATGGAGGCAATGCCCCCGGTCTGATTCGTGTGTGGCTATGATCCGCTCACACCACGAACAAATCCAAAGGGGCACTCGTGAGTGATGCACCAGCCTCGTTCGAGGCGCCGGTAGAGGGCGGTCCCGCTGAAAGCGGACAAACCGAGTACTCGCCAGAACAGTCCGAAACACCATCTACACCAGCAGCACCCGAGTATCTCGAACTCGACGATTCGATTGCCAATAGGCACGTCAAAGTCAAAGTCGATGGCGAGGAAATATCGGTTCCGCTGTCGGAAGCGCTACAGGGATACCAACGGCAGGCGGCGTTCACACGTCACAGCCAGGAACTCGCGGAACAACGCAGAGAGCATGAAGATGCGCTGCGACTCCATCAAGCGATGACCCAGAATCCGGGTCTCACGATCCAGATTCTCGCCAACCGGGCCCAGATGTCAGTCGAGGATTACCTCGGTCTGACACCGCAGCAGCAGCGAGACGCTGTTGCGGATCAAGAGCCCGAGTTCGACGATCCCCTGGAACGCGAACTGCATGTCGAGCGCCGCGCACGCGAAGCACTCGAACAGCGATTCGCACAGCGCGAAGCCGACGAGCAGTTGGGTCGGGCGGTGTACGGGCTGCAGCAGCAGTACGGGTTGAACCAGGATCAGGTCAGGGCGGTCGTCGGCCAAACCATGCAAATGGGATTGGGCATCGACTATCTACCGATGGTGTACCAGTCGATGGCGTTCCAGGCGATGCAGCAAGCGCAAGCAGAACAGCAAGCGCAACAGCAACAGACTGAGGCCCAGCGGCAAGCGGCGGCGGCGCAAGCCTCCGCGGTGGTCGGCAACGGAACTGGCGTGAACGGTGGATCGCGTACTCCTGCGAATCCGTCGTACTCGACCTACCGAGAAGCGATCACCGCAGCCTATGACGAAGTCGAGGCCCGGCACCGCTGATCGGTTCCTGACCCGAAGGGGCACAACCGATGGCGCTTGCAGCGCACACCCCAGGGACGTGGGATGAACTCCTGTCGTCCACCATGCACAACGTCCGTGGCAAGTTCACGGACAACATCTTCAAGAAGCACCCGCTTCTCGAACACCTGCTCTCCGCAGGGCGTGTTCGCATCGAAGATGGCGGCATCTCGATCGTGGAGCCCTTGCTCTACGCCGAAGGCAATGCCGATACCTACGGCGAATGGGACCTCGTCCCGGTCGTCCCGTCAGAGACGCTGACCTCGGCGCAGTTCCCGTGGAAGCAGTTCTACGCGACCATCGCCATCTCCGGTTTGGAGGAAGCGCAGAACTCGGGGCGTAGCGCCCGCATCAACCTGCTCGACGTGAAGATCGAGCAGGCCGAGATGACGCTGCGCAACAAGCTGAGCCGGATGCTGTACGGCACCTACGCCTCGGCGACCCCCGCCAACGACTGGCACTCGCTCGACACGCTGATCGACGACGTCGCCATCGCGGGTGGGATCGACCCCGCCACCAACGCGTGGTGGAAGTCGTATGTCGCCACTGTCGGCGCCGTCGATGCTGCCGGTCTCGAAACCGCGATCCGCACCGCGATCCTCGCCGTGTCGGACAGCGGTGGCGACACCCCCGACATCATCGTCACCGATTCGGCGACGTACGCCTTCTACGAGTCGACGCTCACCCCGCAGGTGCGCTACACCGACACCGACAAGGCCAACCTCGGCTTCCGCAACCTGCTGTTCGAGAACATCCCGATCGTGTGGGATGCGGACTGCCCGGCCGGGACCATGTACGGCATCAACTCGAAGTACGTCGGCCTCGTGATCCACAAGGACCGCAACTTCAAGCAGTCGGCGTTCACGCCGAACCTGTCGGGTACGGCTTCGGGCGAAGTCGTCGCTGTCGCTGGTGATCCGGTCGCCACCGGGCTCGATGCCCGCGTGTCGTTCATCACCACCTACGGCAACGCCACCGTGCGCAACCGTCGTCGGTTGTTCAAGCTGGAAGGCATCTCCAAGGCGCCTCCGGTCTGATTCCGTCGTTCGCCCCCCGGTCGAACAGCCCGGCCGGGGGGCGAACACCTGAGAGGATGCTGTCATGCCGAAACCGAACAATCCATACGCCCGACCGATCAACGCCACCAAGGAATCGGCGAAGACGGTCGGCGAGTTGTACGGCACGCCTGCCACTGGCAAGGCACACGTCCACGCTGCCGGGCCCGGCAAGGCGTCACCAGCAGCGCGCTACCAGGCGGCTGGCAACGCCTACGTCGCTCCCAGCAAGCCCGCCGAGCCCGTCAAGAAGGCCAAAGCCAAGCCCTATTCTGGGCAGAATAAAGAGGCCGTCACCGCCGAGGACTTGTTCGAGTGACGACACTCGCAGAACTCCGCGCGATCGTGCGCACGCAGACGCAGACCGATTCAGCCGACCTGCCTGACGTCACGATCGACGTGTATCTGCAGCAGGCGTTCGAGCGCACGCTGGCGGGCGAGACCCGCTGGCCGTTCTACGCCAAGTCGTGGGCGTTGGTGCAGAACCCCGACGAGGGCATGATCACGCTGCCTGGTGACGTCAATGCCCCCGGCATCCTGGCGCTCACCGACCCCAACGGAGCGCGGCTGGGGATGGTCCCGCAGGTCTGGGCGGAAGACAACTTCCGCGGCAACTCGGCGGGCACGATGAGCCCCAAGCTGTACTCGGTGTGGGGCAACGAACTGCATCTGTGGCCCGCGCTGACCTACACCGAGCCACGCAACTACCGCCTGCGCGGCTACCGCTGGGCACCGCTGTGGCTCGACGCCAACCAGGAGCCGGACTGCGACAAGCGACTGCACCTGCCGCTCACCCACTACGCCTGCGCGCTGGCCTACGCCCAGCAGGAAGACGAAGTGCTCGAAGCGACCTATATGGCGCGCTGGCAGGCCGACGTCGAACTCGCCCACCGCGCGATCATGGACCCGATCCATCATCGTCCGTTGACGATGGCCGGGTCGGTGCAGTTGAGCACCGGCCACGCTCAGGAATGGGTGATGGTGCTGCCGCCAGTGACGCCATGAGCACACGTCTGCAGCCCGTCAACCTCACCGACTTCACCGGGGGCATCAACAGCGCCAGTTCCGACTTCCAGTTGGCCGACAACGAGTCGCCGGGAATGTTGAACATGGAGATTGATCCGCGTGTCGGGTTCTACACCCGGCCGGGATGGGTGCGCTGGAATCCGACCGACATCGTCGCCGACCCGGTCAATGCGTGGCGTCCGCGTAATGCGCAACTGCACCTGTATTCGAACGGCACGCTGTCGGTGTTCATCTCCAACGGCACCCAAGTGTGGGCGGCGGGCCCGAACGCCCCGTTCGTCGACCTTGGGCTGGTGTGCTCGGCGTATCCGCATCTCGCCGACCCCGCCGCCTGGGGTGACACTGTCTATATCGCCTGCGGGCGTGACCATCCGTCGTGGAAGGTGACGAACCAACCGGCCGCTGGCAACCTCGGCGCCGCTCGGCCGGTATCAGGGGTCGCCAACTGGAATCCCAACTACGCGCTCCCGCTGCGGGCGTCGCTGCCTGCCGCCGAACATCTCGAACCCCACGGTGGCTATCTGTTCGCGGCGCACACCAAAGAAGATGGCGTCGTTCATCACAATCGGATTCGGTGGTCACACCCCGACGAGCCGGAGGATTGGCACGTCGAAGACTTCATCGACATCGAGCAGGGCGGCGGGCGCATCACCGCCATCCGCTCCTTCCAAGATCACCTGCTGATCTTCAAGTCGGACTCGATGTGGGCGCTGTACGGCTACGACTCGGACTCGTGGCAGTTGGTCAAGGTCGCCGGGGCGACCGGCACGCCGTCGCCGAGCGCGGTGACACGTTCCGAGGATGCGATCTACTTCTTCTCGGCGTCGGGACGCAACGCGATCTACGCCTACCAGGGCCAGTCGCCGATCAACATTTCCGAACGGTTGCGTGGCGCGCTCGACCGTCTCACCAGTGGCATCGACATCTGGCTGAGTTGGCTCGGTCGTCGGCTGTGGTGCTCGGTGCCGTGGGACTCCGAGGCGAACGACAACTCGCACGGGTCGTGTCTCGTCTTCGATCCACAGATCGGCCAGGGCGGCTGCTGGATTCGACACAAACCCGCCCACGGCACGATTGCCTGCACCGTCGAATACTCCGACGTCGTCACCGAGTTCCCGCTCGTCGTGACGTGCGGCTGCACCGGGGTGGCGGGTGTGCTGGCAGTCGGCGCAGAGCCCAACATCGCGGGTGATGTGATGGTGCAGGCACAACCGGCAGTCGGATTCCGCTGCCACTACCGCACCAACTGGAAGAACCTGGGCTGGCCGGACCTGTCCAAGTCGTGGCTGCGGCCACGCATCATCGCTCGCATCCCGCCAGAAGTGACCGACGTGCGGATTTCGACGTACTGGAACTACGACTCGACCAATGAACGTCGCTCGCACGTCTTCTCGATGGACGTATCTGGCGGTGTCTTCTGGCGTGCGCTCGGTGCCGCCGATCCGAAAGGTGGCGGCTTCGATTGGGGCGACGGTACGAAATGGACGTCGGGCGTGCGTCAAGGCGACGTGATCACGCGCCCAAAGACTGCCAATCCGGCGACGCGCGGTACATCATTGGGGTGGGCGCGGGCCGTGCAACTGCAGTTCGAGCCCAATGACTACACCGAGGCTCACGCGTGGGGCGTCGATGCCGTCGTTCTGAAAGTCAACGTTCGCCGGTTCACGACATAGGGGCACCACATGACAGCAATGCCGCCGCTGCGGAACATTCTCAACGACACACCCGCCACGGCTGTTGACATCGACTGGAACTTCCAGACGGTCGAGGACTACGTCGCTACCGACGTGGTCAAGCGCGACGGCTCCGTGGCGATGGAGGCACCGCTCAACCTGAACGGGCCCGCTCCGTCGCAGCCGAGCCACGCCATCACCAAGGGCTACGTCGACACCCAGATCATTCCGATTGGAACGATCTGGCAGTTCGCTGGTGATGCGCCACCGCCGCAATGGGCGCTGTGCGACTGGTCCGAGCACTCGTCAACTGACCCGGCATGGGTGCCGTTGTTCAGTGTGATCGGCTTCAAATACGGCCAGAACGGCAGCAACTTCCGACTCCCCGATCTGCAGGGCCGCGTCCCTGTCGGTCGTCTCGCCGGGGACGGGCTGTTCGGGGCGCTCGGCCAGAAAGCAGGCAGCCGCGATTCGATCGTGCCCACCCATGATCACACCGGTCGGCTCGACGTCTACACCGGCAACATCACCGCCGACCACACCCACGGGATGTCGAACCACCAGCACTACGTCGAGCACCAACACGATCTGCAGAACCACAGCCACGACAGCAACGTGCGCAATGGCTACTCGATGTACAGCGGCAACCTGCCGGGTGCGACGAACGCGATTTACCCGCCGCACGGCAATACGGCGCTCGTGTTCAGCGCCGAACGACAGACCGCTGTGACCGTGGACATCTTGCCGGGAGCGCAGCATCAGCAGACCGCCGGTCCCAACACCAACGTCACCGGCTGGATGATGTCGCGTGCGTGGAGCGACGGCCCAAACATCGGCTCGACCGGTGGTGTCAGCGCCAATCACCAACACCCGATCAACTCCGAAGTCGTCGTGCGGCCCAACGGCGTCTCGCCCACCAACGGCAACGTGCAGCCCTACACCGTGACCAACTTCATCATCAGGATCGCGTGATGGCGACGTTCTCCCCTTACGACGCAGGGGGCTACGAGCGCCAGAAGAATCAGGTCGAATACGACTACGGCAACAACGTGGCGACCAACGCCTACGGTCGCTTCCTCGGCCAGCAACGCGGCTCACGCAATCTGACCGACATGTCGACGAACTTCGGACGGGCGATCCCGAAGTACAAAGCGCAGTTCGGTCAGCGCGGCATCGCCGGGCCCGGCGTCCACTCCGGCGTGCA